GTTCCCAGGGTACATATTAAGGGTTGCTCTGTCGTAGTCTACGTAGTAGTAGTCAGCGACGCGGATGGTGTCTTCAGTGAGCCATTGGCTCAAATTTTGGTCACCCACACCCAACGTTTGCAAGGTGGTGATGGGCGCGGAGTCGGGGTACATCAGCTGGTATTCGTCTTTGGTGACGTCTTCCGTGATAAAGCACCACCTAGCATCCGCGCCAGTTGGGTCTTGAATCGTCGGGTCCATGTAGACGCTGAATGAGTTACGTACACGGCCAATCTTGATGTCTTGGTCAAACGTGTTTTCGTCGCAGTATTCAGTCAGGACGCGGATGTAACCTTCGCCGTAGGAGACTTGGTTTTCGCAGGCCGTGTCGTAAGCGACATCTGCGTCGCTAATGTATTCAATGTGCCTGACCATTCCGTTGAAGATTTCGGCGACTTCAATGTCTGCGTGATCATCGGCTGGAATAACTTTGCCACTTGGGCGGTTTTGCCTTTGGTCATTGGTCACCTGTCTTACGTGCTGGGGTAACTTATTGATCGTCAAACACGGTCTGGCGTTAATCGTTTGACCTTGCACCGCGCCACGGGTTGCCAACACATCTGCTGGCCACTGCCAACGATTGTCGGGCGAGCCAGCGTAAAACTTCAGGTCGTCAATTTCATCTTCACGCGATTCAGACAATGCGCTAATGGCCATGTCCAAACGCGAGCGAGCAGTTGCCAAGACACTGGACGATGAGTCCTTGTCCTTGCCACCGTTGGCCACAGCACCGGCTGCGGCGATGCCTGTGTAATCCATTATTTTTTCTTTGCAGTCTTAGCTGAATCTTTGAAGTCTTTAGCCGTTGGCGCATTCTTGCTGCCAGGCTTGTTCATCTTCTCTTTAGAACCAGCAGCGATACGTGCTTGCTTGGCGTGAATATTTGCGTACAAGCCAGGTTTGGTTGCCATGATTTAACACTTCCATCGTTTAAGAGCTGCTTTAGCGCGTTCGCCGTCTTTGGCGTTGGCCGCTACAGCGCCCATTCTTGCACAAAATGAATCTTTACGGCCTTGGTCTGCCTTGGTCTTAGGGTTCGGTGCTGGAGGTTTTAAATTGCTGCCCGTTGCCGCATTGTACTTCTCGCGCCCTTTGGCAGTCAAACCAGCGCCCTTGGACACTGGCAACTTCTCGCCTCGACCTACTGACAAAGAAACATTTTTCTTTGCCATTTAACTTCCCATCCATCCAGTTGTAACTGCGCTTTGAGAAGAAGCTCGCCTCATTGCAGGCTCCTTGTATTCTCTGTGCGCCACAGGAAAAGCAAAAGTCACTGCAAGTGCATCAGCTGCATCCGGTGAAGCTAAACCTCTTGCTCGCATCTCTTTCTTGCCTTCCAAAAATATAGTCCCAGAAGAATTTGGCTTCTTTGTTGGACCAGTGAAATCAGCCTTCAATTGCCGATCTGACGGGATACTAGCAGATTTCAACCAGTTCCGCATATCGTTCCACATCTCTGCTCGCTTATTTCCAAAAGCTTGCGAGTGCTTGGCCTTGCCGCCAAAGTTAACACCTCGGACCTTGTACCTCTGCTCTGTCAACCGGTCAAGAATGCCATACCCCAAACCACCCTCATCAATCACAGTCAAGGTTGGTTTGTATTCCTCAATGGCATCAATCACCCGTCCAACAATCTCCATCGTGTCTTCGCCCTTGTACCGCTTGATGGCCACAATATCCCTACCCTGCCTCACCACAATCACCGTTGAATCTGCGCCACCCCTTGCTGGGTCAACCCCCAAAACAATAGGCGCCGTCAAATCCTTGTATCTCGCCCTCTTCATCGCATCATCCACAATCAAAGGGCTGATAAATTGATCCTCACCAGCTGATGGGAACTCGCCATACACCTCAACCTTGGCCTGGCTGCTGTCCTCGCCATATTCAGCAATAATCTGCTCATAGACCGACTTGTCAGTGTCTTCAACCGTCCTGGCGTCCACAATCCGAGATGTCCAAAAGTCCCGTTTGGCGTGAAAACACTCAAAAAAGTACCCTTCATTGCGCCGTGGATTGGAAAATGCAAACCAGTACCTGTCCGGCGTGTTTTCTGTAAAGAATCCAGCGCCAACCTCCCAAATTGGGTTGGGAATACCACTGGATTCATCAAAAATCAGCATCATGCCGTCTTGATTGTGCACACCAGCGTAAGAATCAGGGTTCTCAGCACTCCACAATTTGCCTTCACAAGCCCAGTAGCGGGTGCCCTTACGCAAATCACGCTCAACAAGCTCAGTCAACCATTGCGCTGGCACCAGTTTGGTAGCTGAAATCTCCCACCAGTGCGAGTTGATGAGCATTGCAGCCCACTTAGTCAACTCAGCCCAAGTAACTGAGCGCAGCTGGTTCTCGCTGTTGGCAGACACCACAACACTTCCACCAATGCGGGTAGTCAACATCCACAAAATTAACCAACTCACCAAGGCTGACTTGCCAATACCTCGGCCAGAAGAGACAGCCATGCGGATGGTGTCATAGTCAATCAAACCCTTTTGCTTTTTGATGTGGGTGGTAATGTCGCGTAGGACTTCCCTTTGCCATTTGCGTGGGCCACTGAACTTCTCCAGCGGCGTATTCTTCTGGCCCCAAGGAAAAGCAAAAAGCACAAAAGCCTCCGGATCATCAGCTATGGCCGGTGACCAAAGCTCAACCATCAGCTTTTGCTCTTCCTCAGATTTGTAGATTGTGGTTTGCATTTATCTAGCTATCTGATAAAATGTACACATGGAATTATCACCTATAGTCAATACCGACATTAAAATGCCAGCAAAAATGCTGGAAGCACTTGGTTTGCATGAGACTCGCTGTGTTGTTAGCGGCATAAAGTCGGTTACTGAAGAATCAGTCAGAAAATTTCTAGCTGATCGGTACAGTAAAAACTTTGCAAACAAGTTTGATCCAAAGTTTTTGTTTAGTAACCAAGGCGCTTAAGCAACTGATTAGTAATCACGCCAGCGTAAGGGCGCATCTGCATTGCCCTTAGATCAGCAGGACTAGGATTTTGTGGGTCGGCAATCTTTCTTGCCTTTACTACGCCAGGCAACAATTCAAAAATATTGTGGTCTTGCGACAAAGTGCCAATACCTTGGCCTTGCACACCGCCTGGATAAGCTGGATGTGTAGATTGAAGAATTGGTCTGCCGGCAAATATCTCACCCACATTCTGCACACCACCTTCTTGCGCTGCCAATTGAGCAGGGTCAGACACCGACAACCGTGCGCCACCAATATTTAAACCGCCTTCATTTCTAAATTGCGTATCCATCATATTTTTCATAGCTTTACGCTTTGAATCAGGCAATTCTCTAAATTGCTTAACACTTGCTGGATCAGACACACCAGCCCAATCAGGAATAAATTCCTTGATAGCCCTGTCAAACCTTTTTTTCTGCATCTTGCCCATTGATGCATCAGCGTAGGACAACATCGTTTCGCCCGTCATTTGGGCAAAGTCACCACCAGTAGGAGCCATACGGTAAGGCAAGTAAATTGGATTTTGTCCAGTTACATCCTTAACTTCATCCGCATATTTCATCAACGCTTTAGCTGGCCCCTGACCCGATGACCAAACTAAGCCAGGATTGTTAAACATGAAATCTTGACCACCACGCAACTCAACAGGGCGATTAAATTGCACGTTGTCAATGCCAATTAAGTTGCCACCCGCAGCAGTACGGTCTGACATACTTGTAATAAAAGGGCGACCCTCAAAGTCGGCCAAAGAAACTGTTGGGGCATTTTGTGCATTAGGGTTTAATTGAATATTGCGTGTCATTGCCTGCATTCTGGCCTGCTCTAAAACTCTTGGGTCATAGCGAGGATCAAATTGACCATAGCCACTGCGACCAGCTTGAGGCAAAACCCTTGATGGTTGACTAGCCATACCCTGCAAAATGTCAGCACCAAGCCCACCACGTTCCATGATGCCTGGCAACACCCTCTCAGCGTAACGCTCACCAGCTCGGCCACCAGCTAACGCCGCCTGTCTCGCAGCTCTTGCCGCCTGCAATGTCGCCATAGTCACAGGCTTTGCTGTAGGTGCTACCGCCATAGCAGCTTCCAACGCCTCGGGCCTGATGCGTGTAGTCCCTCCCAAACCACCAGCACCAGTTGTCAATGGCTCGTCATAAGAAAGCCGGTCTAATGTCTCGCTAATTGCAGGAACCGATAAAAACCTAGATACACCCTGCATCTGCTGTGTGCGTTCAGGCGAATAACTCTGCGCTAAGAAATCAGCCAACGCACCCAAATACTCATTGCGCGGCACAGGGCCAATAGATTCTTGGTAAGCCAATCGATTGGCTGGGCGCTGGGTGAGGGCGTTGTTGTAAATCGGCATGGGCTAAATATACATTAAAAAAATAAAAAATTGTGTGCGGGGGCACCCGTTCCGGCGCCCTTTCCCGCCGGCCCTACCCCCCCCCGCCCAAAAAATTGGCAGGGTGGCCATGGGCGCCAGCTGGCACATCCGCAAAGTTATCCACAGGATTTTGACTCAATCTGTCGATGGTTAGACACAGCGCCCTGTGGATAACTGCAATATGCCTGTTTGTTGGTCATATTGCCATTAGTTATCCACAGTTGAGTTAACATAATAATCATCGTGTTAAACTGTTTTTGTAAGCAAACTGTAAGAGAGCATATAGATCAACAACTTACAGCAATAAGATATCCACATATTACTTAGGTTCTACATCAACGATATCGTCTGTTTTTGCCATACCAATTTGCACTCGAGCCTGCGCCTGCTCCAACGCCTGAATGACGCTGATCCTGTTATCGCTGACGCTGACATCGAGCCGGTCACCATATGTCCGCGGCTTGAGCTTGCTGGCTACCCACTTGCGAGCATCGACCTGCAGGCGCTTTTGGTTCACCCATGCGCTCATTGCAGTACCTTCTAAGCCGTCTGGAGGCACCATATCAGCCAGCTCAACAATCTCCTCTGCTAGGCGGTCTGCGCGGTCTTCTACGGCCTTTTCGTAGGCTTCCTTGTACTCTGGGTTGGTTCGGATCATCAGCTTGGCCAAGCCATAGCTAGGCATCCCCTCCAAGCGCAAAGCGCCAGACAGGCTTTTGCCGCCAGCAACTTCATCAATGATTCGCTGCCAGATTGGATTTTCAATGGGGAACTCCACCGGTCTGCCCATGACTGCGCCGCTTTTTGTCGTTTTTTCTGCCAAAGTTTTCATGCCTGCCCCGTGCGCGCGCGCGTAATTGGAAAAATTGTCGCCGAAAATCGCCCACCCCGACATTTCCCCGTATTCTGATTAACCAAAAAAGCGGGGTACTTACACAACGCTTTC